AAATATACAATTTTGTCAGAGGGGGTAATTACGAAGTCTATGAAATATGAACTGATGTATGACCCTTATAATAAGACTAATGATAAATACTTACCAATCTAATTAAAAAATTATGTATATAACTAAAACAGATATTCAAAATTATTCAGGCATTGCGATAAACGAAACTCTAAACAGTTTCATAGAGGACTTGATAGAAACTGCTCAAGATTATATTGAAGAATATACTGGCAGGAAATTTGAAAATGCTGACGCTGACACTACTCGTTATTACGACGGGAACGGAGATATTAAAATGCAGATTAACGACTTGAGAGAAATTACAAGTTTGACAGTTGACTTTTTAGACGACACTGGAACTGAACTTACCGAGGACGACGACTACTTCTTATATCCGTTAAATGCGACAGAAGACGAAAAACCTTTTACAGAAATTCAACTTATTCAACCTGAAACAAGGTTAAATTTGAACTCACGATTAAGGAGTGCTTCGCCCTATCTTTTTGATATAGGTCAAAGGACAGTCAAGGTTGTAGGAAAGTTTGGCTATTCAGTAACTCCACCGTCAGCAATTAAAACAGTTGCCGTTAAATTAGTCTTGGCAATGCTGAAAGAAAATATCGGGGACGCTGATCTGAAAGAAATTACTCAAGAAAGTTTAGGAGATTATTCAGCAAGTTTCGCAAAGGTAAAAGAGATTGCGGAGAGATTACATTTTTCAATGCTTTTAGATAAATACAAAAGAGATAATAAGAAAGTGTTATATACACTTTATAAGGCGTCTTAAAAAATTATGTCAATCAAGAAATTTTACAAAACGTATGTAACAGTAACTCGCCTCGCAAGTGTGGCTGGTTCAAAGAGAGAGGAGTATCAGACACTCGGTAAATTTGCTTGTCATATCCAACCAGCGTCAGCAGAGGACGCAATGTTAGGTCAGAGCGGTGGCTTCTTTACAAGTTTCGTGATGTATTGTAGAGCCAGTGAAGATATCCAAACTCAAGACAGGATAAGCGACGGGACGAATACCTATACTGTTCAAGGAGTTCAAGACAGGGCTTTCGGTCGGGGAAGTTCTAACCAGCATAGGAGAGTGTTACTGGTTAAAGGTAAATGATGTGATTAGTTTAAGAATTACAGGGCTAGAGGGACTAAATAGGAGGTTCAAAAAATCGCCTATACTTTTGAACAGAGAAGTCAAGAAATCACTAGGAAAAATTGTTTCAATGATTGAGGGAGAAAGTAAGAGAAGAACGCCAGTTGATAGTGGATTGCTTCGTTCAAGTATTGGAGGTTCACGAGGTTGGAAGTGGGTCAAAGGTTGGACGGCTTCAGTCGGAACGAATGTGAAATATGCTATGGCGGTTCACGAGGGACACGGAAGACATAACATAGGAGAGAGAAAATATATGGAGAAAGGAGCAGAAGCGTCAAAGTCATTTATCCAAAAGCAAATGAAAAGAGCAATGGATAACTTAGCAAGGGAGTTAACAAGATAAAATTATGAAATCATACTCAACACTAAAAACAGTTCTAATAAATAAACTTGAGGGAATACTCGGAGAAGATAGCGAAGCCCTTTTTGAAGCAGTTTATTCAGCAGAAGTCACAGACCAGACAGGTTACCCGTGCGTCTTTGTAGTTGAAAGTGCAGGGGACGGTTCTTTGCTTGATACAGCAAGAAATGAAAGAGAGTGGCAGTTTGAAGTTGAGATTTTGCACGAAGTTGGCAGAACTAGTCCTGAAGACGTGTCAGACAGTATCATAGACGCAGTTGATAGAGTGTTAGCAAGTTTTGACGCTGATCCGCAATTAACAGTGGCGGGAGTGAATAATGCGAAGAAAGTTATCGTAGTCCCAGTTGATATTGATTTTGGAACTAGAGAGGGAGGATATGCGAGAGCAGTTTTGAGGATAAGTATCGTTGATATAGTTCAACGGTTTTAGTATAATTATTATAAGTTAATTAAAAAAACTTTTATGGAAAATACAAAAAAAGTTAAGAATGTATCGGGGAAAGACTTAAATGTTATTGGTATTGGAATTGTAAAGATAGACGAAGAAGTTACAGTTGACGTTGGATTTAACAACGCAAATTTTGAGATTGTCGGCTCAACAAATGCAAAACCTCAAACCAAGTCCGAAGAAAAAAAAGAAGAAGTGAAAAAGGACGAGGAAAAAGTTGAGGATATTATTAAGGACGATAAAAATAAATAATTATGGAGTATTTATCAGACAATTCATATCTTGCGGTTAAACCTGAAACGGTTGCGGGAACAGCAGTTATTCCAACTGACTTTGTCCCTCTTACAAGTGAGAGTGTGAGAAGCATTATGAACTATACAGCAGACAGACGATTTAAGGGATTGAGTTGGAAAGCAAATGATATTTTGAGAGGAAATAGAACACACGAGGGAGAAATTTCAATCTTAGCAGACGCAGATAACTTGGGACATATCTTAAATATGTTTATGAAGTTAGGAGTGACCACAGGGGACGCAACAGACGGTTATACACACCCTTTCACAGTGGGAGATTGTGACACTTATTCTTTAGAAATAAAGAGAGGTATTTATGCACAAAGATTATTCGGAGTAAAGGTTGATAGTTTGACACTAGATTATGCTGACGGAACTTTACAGGTAAGAGCAAATATCCAAGCAAGAGGGCAATTTTCAGTTGCTAAATTAGGTGTTGCTTTAACTGGTGCAGGAATGACAGATATTGTTTTAGACGACACTTATGATTTAGCCCCAAACAAAGGACTTGTTGCTGGAGATGTTATTACTATTGGAACAGACGACTTAACTATCTTGACAGTTGACGCAGACGGAGTGACGGTAACAGTTACCTCTACTTCTTTGACTTATTCAATAGGAGAAGATATTTATTTGAAACCACAGACAGCGTCTTTCACTGGATTGCAAGATCCGTTATATCAAGGAAATACTTTGGTAGGTATTGGAGTTGACGAAACTGCCTCAACAACAGCGGCGGGTTCAAAAGCGACAGCCACACCAGTTCACGAATTTTCTTTGGACTTGAAAAATAACTTGTTTGTAACTCCAAGAACAGGTAGTGTTGACCCAGTTAATTTACTACCAAGAACGAAAGAGGGACAAGTTAAACTAAAACAACTATTAGAAACTGAAAGTGACAAAGCAGATTATCTTGATAGGACAAAACAAGCAATGACAATTATTGTTAGTGGCCAACATATCAATCCTGATTTTTCTACAAAGGAATTGCTAACAATTAAGTTGCACAATATAAAAATGATAGAACACGATAATGCTTTGACAGTCGGAGAATATATTGTTGACGATAAGACTTATGAAGTTTTGTATGATGACAGTGACGCTAAGGTAATGACGATAGACCTAGTGAATAGAACCGCAGGAACAGATTATTAAGGTTAAACATTAACTATAAAATTATGGAAAGAAAAACAAATAAAATTATAACTAAGGAAAGCAAGATTGAGGTTGAGTTTTACACCTTTATTACGGGTGGAGAAATGAGGCAGATACAAGATATATTTTTAGCAGACGCAGAGTTTTCAGTTCAAGATAAAGGAAAGTCCTCAATGAACGCTATCAAGGCAAACTTAATGAATGTTGCTCAAGACAAGACATTTGAACTAATGATACTTTCAGTTGGAGGAATAAAAGAGAATGTTGCTGAAGAAATGTCTAAACTTCCCTTGAAAGATTATGACGAAATTGTTACAACGCTTAATGAAATCACAAACATAAAAAAAGACGAAAGCGATACATTAAAGGGCTAATTGATTATACGAGTGGAAAGTTAGACCAAGACACTTTGATTGCTGTGATTTGTGAAAAATACAGTTGGACTTATCAAGAATATATGAAAACTCCGATTGAATTTTTAGACCTCGTTCAAGAAATGTATCGCATTGAAACGAAGAAATCAAATAAGCAAAACAAAAAATTATGATGAACGAAAGCAAAGTTGGTATCATAGTTGAGGCACAAGATAGAGCTTCTAAAATCCTTAAAGGAGTGTCGTCAAATGCAACTGCTATGGGTAAAAAAATGACAAGTGCTGGAAAGACAATGACGGCAGGTTTAACGCTTCCTATTTTAGCAATGGGGACAGCGGTTGTTAAAGTTTCTATGGACTTTGAAAAGTCTATGGCTAATGTTTCTACTTTAGTTGATACGAGTGTTGAAAGTATGGACGATATGAAAGATGCAGTTAAAGAAATAGCAAAACGAACACCTGTGGCTTTGGCGGATTTAACCAGTGCTTTATACGATATTAGATCCGCTGGAATTGAAGCAAGTGGAGCAATGGAAGTTCTGGAGAACAGTGCAATGTTGGCTGTGGCTGGTTTAGGAACAACAAAACAAGCAACTGATATTTTGACTTCGGCGATAAATGCTTTTGGTTTAGACGCAAGTAAATCTGAACAGTGGGCTGATGTCTTTTTCAAAACAGTAAAAGCAGGTAAGACGACGGTTGCAGAATTGGCTCAAGGTTTTGGTCAGGTTGCTCCGTTGGCGAGCCAGTTAGGTGTTAGGTTTGAGGACTTAATGTCTATTACCGCCTCTATGACAACTTCAGGTATGAAAGCGTCAGTTGCCTATACACAGGTTAGATCCGCTTTAGCAAATATGCTTAAAATGTCGCCAGATATGACAGAAGCATTTGCAAGTATAGGAGTTAAAGCAGAGGACTTGACAGGGTTGTTACAAGAAAAAGGTTTGACTGGTGTAATAAAAATGTTATCTGACGCAGTGGGTGGAAATAAAGAACAATTAGCAAAAATGTTTACTTCGGTTGAGGGTCTGAACGCGGTAATGATGTTGTTGGGAGATACTGGAGTTAATGCTACAAAAATTCAAGAGGGAATGACAGACGGTTCTATTGCTCTGATAGAAGCTTATGAAAAACAGAAGGAAACTTTTAATTTACTGTGGCAAGAACTAAAAAACAATGTGAATATAGCCCTTTTGGAATTGGGAACAGAGTTAATGCCTATGGTGCGAAAAGGTGCTGAATGGTTAATTGAAAAAATCAAAATACTAACAGAGAAGTGGAAAACCTTAAGTCCTGAAACTCAAAAATGGTTTTTAATTGGTTTAGGGATATTAGCAATTTTGGGACCCATAGCTTTAGGTATTAGTGCATTGGCAGTAGTATTTAGTCCTTTAGGTTTAATAATTGGAGGTGTTATTTTAGTAGTAATTGGCTTTATTTACTATGTCAAAAATGTAATGGAAATTATAGACACTTTGGCTAATCATTGGGACGAGGTTTGGAGTGGAATAAAAATAACTTTCTTTGAAATGACAGACCCAATTCTGAAACAGTTTGAAAGAATTATTGAGGGTGCAGAAGTGGTCGGCGAATTTATAGGCGGTATTGGAAAAAACATAGGAAAAGGTTTTGGTAATCTTGTTGATTTAGGTAAAAACATTATAGGGGTAGATGACGCTGTGATTACTCCGCAAGGTCAAGTTATTCAACCTGCTGAAGACGATTATATTATTGCAACGAAAAACCCTATGGGAAACAATTTTAGTTTTGATTTCAGAGGTGCAAATATAACAGATAAAAATACTTTTATGAACGATATTAAAAAATCATTATCCCGTGACATTAAGTTAGCGGGTCAAGGAATATAAAAATATGTTATAATTAAATTATGACATTTCAAAAAGGACATACAATAAATAAAGGAAAAAAATTTTCTAAAGA